TAGAAATCAATCGTGCCCGCTGCCGGATTTGCGGATCAGTTCTTGGGGCACATTCGCATGACGATTTGCGCTGCCCGAATCCAGCAGACCGAGGGCCGCTGTTCTTGGAAACGAAGTTTAAGGCTCCTATAGAGCCAGAGAAGGTAAAAACATGAAACTTAAAGCATCCGATATCAAGCAATTGACCGTGCGGCAGAAATACCTTCTGGACCGCATTCCACAGCGCTACAACTTAGGAGGGTTTATTGCTCCACCCGATCCCCCAACCGTAAAGAAAGCTCGCGCCGCACAGAAGGCCGTAGATCGCTGGGATAAGTACGTTGGCCGACTGCGATGCGCCCACGACAAGCGTTCGGAAGCCTTAATTCGCAAAGCTCGGGAGGCTGTGTATTTTTCTTCTGAGGCAAAAGCCCTTGCCATTATTAGGCAGGTGGAAAAACTTCTCAAGACGTGCGGAGAATGACGATGAAAACTGAGGCGGATCAACTTGTGCTTCCCGCAGAACCCGTAGAAGGGCAGTATCTCGTACCCTCAAGCAGTGACGTTTTGGCAATCAGCCGAGCGCCGGAACTGGTGCTCGAAGAGGCCCAGAAAGCGGCTCAGGCCATCAAGAAAGTCATCGAAGCCAAGCCCAAGAAGGTGCAGTTTCAGGGCAAGACCTATCTGCAATTCGAGGACTGGCAGACTCTGGGACGATTCTACGGTGTCACTGCCATTGTGCGAAATACCAAGTTCACCGAATTTGGGGATGGCGAGATGAAGGTTTCAGGCTTTGAGGCGACGGCCGAAGCTCTTTTGGTGAGCACGAATCAGGTTGTTTCGTCGGCAGAAGCCCTCTGCCTGGACGATGAGAAGAACTGGAAGGGTAAGCCCCTGTTTCAACTCAAGAGCATGGCCCAGACCAGAGCCTGTGCAAAAGCTCTCAGAAACGTCCTAGCGTGGGTTGTAGTGCTGGCAGGGTATGCTCCAACCCCTGCGGAAGAGATGGACGGTCAAACGAGGCCAGAAACGCAAGCGCGGGGCATTGTAATGGATGCAGACTATCTTCAGGAACGCATTGCTGACATGAAGAAAGCGGCCAATCTTACTGATCTTTGGGAGCGGTACAAAACTCCCTACAAAGAGGCGATGGAAGCCGGGGACGAGGCGGCGCAACGACTCCTGATGAGAGCCAAGGATGCTATCAAAAAAGAGCTGGCGGGGGCAGCCTGATGCCATTCACAGACGTGGATCAGAAATCATTGGATTGGCTGCACATGCGTTGTGGATGCACGACTTCTTCCCGTATGTTTGAGATTGTTGACCGTCTCAAGGTCAAATCCAAAAACGGCGAGAAAGGCGATTACAAGGCGTCCCGGCGAAACTACATGATCGAGCTTATTTGCGAAAGACTCACCGGACGATCCTCAGAGCACTACCTGAACGAATGGATGATTCGCGGCTCGGAAGATGAAGATTTGGCGCGAGGAGCTTACGAAGTCCAGTTCGAGCAAGAAGTTACAAACGGTGGATTCTATCTGCATGATTCTGTTGAGTATTTCGGGGCCTCTCCAGATGGAAGAATAGGCGCGACAGGGTTGCTCGAACTCAAAAACCTTAAGCCCGAAAATCATTATGAGTTTTTGGTTGGTGGGCCGATCCCAGACAGGTATATCTGGCAGTGCAATGCCCAACTCGCTTGCGCCCCAGAGCGGGAGTATGTGGACTACGGATCGTACTGCAAGGAAATGCTCTCGCCCAAACTGAGGCTTTTCGTGCGCAGGCACTACCGAGACAAGGGCAGAGTGGCAGAGGTTGAGGCGGAAGTAACCAAGTTCAATGAGGAATTAGCCGCAGAACTGCAATCGTTGGCACAGGCAGTACCTATTTTGGAGGAGGCAAACAGTGGCATACGATAACACTTCAGTTCCCGTGGCGCGATCCCAAGAACTTATCCGCAAGATGATATATGCCCACAAGGGTACGGGTGTGATTGTCGTATCGCAGCGGCCCCGTGAAGGATTTGAGGCTTTGGTCACCCTAAACGGAGAGCCATACCACATTCGCATTATGGCGACGTGCAAAGTTAGTAGAAGCGAGCAGGGCCGAGAGCAAGAGGAACGCAGAGTCTGGCGGGTTCTCTACTATCACCTCAAGGCAATGTTTGAAGCCGCCGATTCTGGCGTCATCGACATGCGCGATGTGATAATGCCCTACATCGTGACCCCGGACGGGAGGACTATTTCGGAACATGTAATGCCGAAACTCAAGGAAATCCAACAAAATCCTTCCCGGTTACTGATCGGGAATTAACGAGCGGTCGGAAGATGCGGGTTCGAATCCCGCCGCTGCACGGCGTAGATAATTGGCAGTCGTCCGACAGGCGGGAGATGTGAGTTCGAGTCTCACTTCGTAGCATAAGGGTAATGCGCCCGCTGAGAAACTTTGCAGGGGACCGATTCTAGAGGAAATCGCATGGCATCTTGATTTGCGAACGCTGTGAGGCTCAGGAAAGTCTACAGGACCGCTGAAAATAGGGTAGTGGTGCAGTTTGCCGCGCCATTTTGCCAACGACCAAAGTAATTGGCAACTCAATTGCCTAAAGGGAGATACTAAAGTTCGTGGCGAGTCACGAACAAGTGTGGGTGAAGGTTAACGCTCCGGTGGACGCGGGAGTGGCAGAGGTTGTTGCCCTCCTCAATAGCGTTGACGGGCTGGAGACTTTACAAAGCTGCCAAGGGGATGCTGGCAAGCGGGACGGGTACGTTTACTTCGCATGTGGTGACTGGCATAAAGTGTGTGAGTTCGTGTTTCAGAAGATCGGCCCGACCCTAAAGAATCGCGTGGATGAAGATGCGAAATTGACCGTGGAGGCTACCTCGGCGGATTCGCCGATGGCGAAATTGAGCTTCAAAGCGGAGGCAACTGATATAGTGGTCTCCGCCCTGAAGGAAGCATTACGTTAGTGAGCGCCGTAGGTCTGTGTTTGCTCGTGACAGGGAATGCACAGAGCTTGGCAATTGCTTAGGGAGTCGCTACCGCCCGATGAAACTGCTGTCCTGTGGTGAGCGTGCCAGCGCCCAACAAGGCTAGCGGGACATCGGTAGGTGCGATGTACGGTACACGACATGCGGTCACATTCGCATTTTCCACCGGCGCGAATGAAGGCCGCATTTTTTGTTGCTTCGCTAAAGGCCATGAATCCTCCTTAGGGTTAGGCCGTTGGTTGGAGTTGCTTAACATCAAGCAGGGCAATTAGCTCTTCGCAAGACCAGACATGATCCGTAATCCCTGCTTCCATTGCGGGTGTCACGCGAAGCGTCTTGTGAACTCTGCAAAAATTGTAGTGCATGAAGTAAAGAGCAACCATATGTCCGTGGTTCTCCAGTTTCTTGCTGAAGGCATTCGTCAGGCGCGTAAATCGGCGCATCCCCATCCTCATCGAAAGATTGCTTCTCTCCACGAACGACGTGGAAATGTGGTCGGGATCAGGATTCCCGGCGAGAACGCCGGTGCGGCAACCAATGCACGTTGCAGGGCTGTAGCGCGATTCGGGATTTTCGGTCGATGCGCCGTAAATCTTGACCAGCATCGCGTAATCGATATCAGCGCCGAACGCATCTTCGACAGCTTCGGCGTACATGCGATGGCCGTCCGTTGTTAACTGAATCCGGTTGCTGATCCGCGAAGCAACGTCTTGCATGAATACCTTTGCAGTCTCCGCGCCACGATCCCCAAGTGTGTACGAGATGATTAGCTTTGTGTCTGCGTCAATCGCGGTCCACGTCCAGACGCTGCCCGCGCCAGCCTGTACCTGCTCCAGCGTTAGGTTCTTGTCCTTGCCGTATACGAAGGCCCAAATTTCGTCAGCCTGAATGCGCCGAACGCGGAGATTGCGGACATTTGCGTTATGGTAGGCAGCACAGGCGCAGCCCATATCCTTGAGCAGTTTGAGAACCGTGTGCTTCGCGACTCCAGTCATTCGGCAGGTTGCATTGATCGAGGTGCCTTCAACCAAAGCATTAACAGCAGCGGCCCTTCGTTCTAATGAAAGACAGTTCATTTTGATTTATCCACATGCAGCTTAATCATATGCTGCCTGACTTGACAACAGATATTATCTGATGTATTGTCAGATTGCAAGTGATTATTTAGCAGGGAGGCCAAAATGTTATTTTCGACACCAAAGCTAGAAAAAGTCGAAATTGAGGCTCTGGAGGAAATTGCTAATATTAGAAAGCAGGTAAGGCACATCACTGGAAAGCCGCGTAAGTGGTCAGGGATGTTGAGGCAGATGATGGTCGCCGGAGCGATCCGTGGGTCGAATAGTATTGAAGGATATAAAGCAAGCGTTGAAGATGCGATGGCCGCCATGCAGCGCGTGGAACCATTCGACGCGAGTGGCGAGACATGGGATGCACTAACGAGCTATCGCTCGGCCATGACGTTTGTTCTGCAGCTCGCCAACGATCCCTCATTCAAATACGAGGAAGGCTTTATCCGCAGTCTCCATTACATGATGTTGCAGTACGACCTAAGCAAGAATCCGGGAAATTGGAGACCTGGAACCGTGTATGTGCGGGATGAAAATAACAAGAGAATTGTATACGAAGCCCCGCCCCGCGAGATGGTCGAACCCCTCATGGGTGAACTCTTGGAAAGCCTTAATGAAAAATCTGCCACCCCCGAGGTCGTCCGGGCGGCAATGGCTCATTTGAATTTTGTAATGATTCACCCGTTTTCGGATGGAAACGGGCGTATGGGCCGATGCCTTCACACTCTCGTGCTTGCGCGAGAAGGGATTCTTGAACCTGAATTTTGCAGTGTGGAAGAATACCTGGGTTTTGAGCAGCAGTCCTACTATGACGTGCTGGCCGGGGTTGGGAGAGGCTCTTGGCATCCTCGCAACGATGCGAGAATGTGGGTGCGGTTTATGCTAAAAGCGCATTTGGTTCAGGCATATAGAATTCTTTGGCTCAATGATCAATTTGATCGCGTATGGAAGGAAGTAGAAAGGATTGGCAAAGAAAAGAATCTCCCAGAGAGATCGCTGCAAGCTGTCGCAGACGCGATTTTTGGACTAAAGATAAAGAATGCATCCTATCGAGCATTTGTCGGAATCTCGGAGAATTTAGCCAGCCGAGACTTGAAGCTACTTGTAGACAAGGGGATACTGGTTCCTTCTGGAGAAAAGCGCGGGAGAGTGTACGAGGCATCGCCAAAGATCAAAGACGTAAAAAAAGCAACCTGGCAGAAATTCAAACTGCCAGAACCATTCAAAGCAAAATTGCCAGAGCAAGCCGTTTTACCGGGCTTTGATTCTCAGTGATCTTCGGTAGCCTCTCTCACGATCCGGGCAGCGGCTTGGCTAGCATCTTCGCGTATATGTATGCGCTTGAAATGCTGGTCGAATTGGCGCTGAAGGGACTTTAAAGCATCTGCCCTGTCCAAATTGTCAGGCACTTTAATGCGGAATTTTTCGTTCGGGCAGGATGTGCAAGTGCCCTCTGTAGGAAGGGCACCTGCACCGGAATGTGCAGTCACTAACAATTCTGGCTTTTTCATTCCCCAAGTTTCCCACAGGGAAGATCGGATTACTAGACCTGTGGATTTCAAACTGCAC